GACCAGCCGCAGGTTCGCCGCCAGAATCTCCACGGTCACCCCGTCGGCAATCTGTCCGCCTCCGCCGATCTGCGAGAACGGAACCTCGTCGATATCGAGCAGCGCACAGGGCCATTTGACCGGAGGCGCCTCGTAGTCGAGCTGTCCCCAGTTCTTGTCGATATAGGCCAGCTCGGGGACCCGCTCGGCCAGCCGTTGCTGGACGGCCAGCAGAATCGTTTTGATGTTCGCTTCCATTTTGTTACTTAAAAGAGTTTCAGTTGCCGTTTGTCATCGGTTGGCTCCAGTCCTTTCAATTCGTTCGCGGGAGTCTTCAGATAGCTGAGCATCGTCCGGTAACAGCACGGGTAAACGGGATTCACGTACCGCTCCCAGACTTTGTAGTAGTTCTTCGCATTGTTCCCCGGCTCGTAGTGCTTTTCCACGATGTCGAGGACCAAACGGATGCGCCGGAGTGTATTTATGTGGTGCTTACCCATTGCTTTGGCAGGTTTTGTGATTATTTTTGTAGTGGCTTTCTTTAATCACTCGACCCGCTTTGTCGCACTCCGGCAGGCGGGTTGTTTACATTACCCCCCCCCGCGCGACCGGGGCTGTTATGCCTCGGTCATGCCCAGCGGGACGTACCGCCAGACGCCGTTGTCGTCTTTCCATTCCGCGCGGATATAGGTTTTCGACAGGTTCGGAATATAGGATTCCTTGATGATGGCGATACCCTCGTTGAGCCGTTCGTTGTGCAGCTCCTCGGCCAGCGTGTCGAGCTGAAGCACCTTGCTCGCCTTGAGGTTCCCGTTCTGATCGCGGGCAATAAGCCGCATGATCTGGTTGATCATCGCCTTCGTCTCGTCGTCCTTGATAAGACCCATGACGGCCTCCTTCACGATGGCGATGCCGTCCTCGACTGTATCGCGCCAGCCGTCCACGACGCACCGTCCGATGGTGATGCGCTTGTCGCCCGTCGAATTGGTGAACGTGTGGCTTTTCTGCCCGTCCTTCGTCCGTTTCAGCACGTCGGCCTTCATGTCGAGGATCTGCCGGAAATTGTCAAGCACCTGCTCCTTGACCGTGCGGATGTCGCCGCTCAGCTCCCGGAGCATCGGGAGGGCCTGTTCGATCTCCTCGTCCACCATCTGACCGTAAACCTTGCGGTCCTTCCGGGCCTTGTCGGCTGCCGCCTTCCGTTCCTGCTCGGCTTTGAATGCCGCGTACTGCGCCGCTTCCTCGGCGGTCATCTGTACTGTTTTCACTTCGTTGTCGTTCATTGCTGTAATGTTTAAGAATTGATTTGGTTTCGGAAATTTCGGGCAAGTTCATCGCCCAGGTAGTTGAAAATAGCTCGTAATATCATCGGAATGATTATATCCGCTTTCGGCGGATAACGCATCAAATGCCGATAAGGAAAGCCTTTCATAAAAGAGAGCGAATGAAGAGTGACGGTAAATCGAATGCCGTCCAAACATAGTTCGAACCCTATTTGAACAGAGAATGCGGAGTGAAGCGTGGCGAAATACGCAATGCCCCGCGCCATTTTTAGTTGTCGGTCTATGGTGAACCCGAATCGTTCCAGCGAGGCCAACAGACACTGCTCGAAATATAATTGATCGTCCATCGTTAAAACAGTTTGTATTGTCTGATCTCGAAAATGCGTGCTTTTACGGTCTTGATCGCGGCCGGAGGCAGCACGCCCTCTTCGGCCAGCAATTCGCCGAACGCCCACAGCAGAGCGTTCTGTTCCGAGGCGAACTCGCCCCATTTCCGGCCGGGATGGCATCCGCGGCTCGATCCGCCGATCATCCAGGTCGTAGCGGCCACCCAGACGCCGTCCTGTTGCCCGATATGGACTTTTACATAATCGCGGCCGTTGGTGTAGAGAATTTCGGTTCTGTATTCGCCCGACTGTAATACGGGGTAATCGTACCACGGGGCCGGGAGGTCGGCCCGATTGTCGATTCGCAGGTCTGCGTAAGGATTCGATTTCATAATGCGTTGTCAATTAGGAAGTCCGCCGAGCGGCATGTAGATTATCTGCGGCCGGGGCTGCTCGGCCTGTCCGGTCGGCCGTTCCGGCCGGGGATTCAGCCCGCCGCTGCGTTGGATCGCGCGGAGTTTCAAGGCCAGCACGTCCAGCTCCGGCAGGGTCAGCGCACCGAACTCCTTTCCGGCGATCCGGCGGTCCCGGCAAAAGGCATTGATCCGCGGCCAGTCCGTCGTGTCGATGCCGAGCTGCTGCATCAAGCGGAGCGCCGCCGACCGTTTCTTTTTCCGGAGTTCGTGCTGCGGGTCGGCCGTCGAACGTTCCAGCGCGTCGCACAGGGCGTCGTACTCGGCGGTGGACATGGCCCGCAGACTCGACGTCCGGCCGTTGGTGTACTGCTGCACCAGGCGCTCCTTCATTTCGTCGTCGTGGAGCGGCAGACGGTTGAATAGCTTGTAGAATCGTTTGTAGGTCATGGCGGATATGGTTGTTTATTCGGTCAGATAATATTTCGCGGCGCCCTCCTCCCAAATGGTGAAGTACGCCTCCGCGTCGTCGGTATAGCGCCCCTGACAATATGCCCGGTAGCCTTTGGTGTGGATTTTCACGCCGCAGTCGAAGCGGATGTCGTCGGCCATCTTGCCCTTCGGCCGCCCCTTGTAAACCTGCGACACGAGGATGAACGACTTGCGCGGAAAACGGTCGAACAGCTCCTTTTTCAATCGGTCGAAACTCCGCACGTCGAGGTACTGCACCGAGTCGATGATAACGAAATTCGCACTCTTGGGCCGCTCCAACCGTGCGACGAGATCGGCCACCGTCAGCCCCGTCACGACCTTGAATTTCCCTGCGACATCCTTCATCCCGAGCCGCTTGATCCGTTTCTTGAACGAGAGGTTTGCACCCTCCTCCAGACTCACGTAATCGACACGCCCATAGTCACAGAGTTTCTTGCCTAACAACATGACGAACGTACTCTTACCGCTGGCCGACTCTCCGTCGATGAACCAGCGCTCGAAGCGGGAGGGGCGGCCGAAGGCGGCCTCCCACTCCCCGTCCAGCGGAAGTTCCGGGATATTCAGATTCTCGATCTCCGAGGGTGAATAGGCCCGCATGACTATACCTCCTCTCCTTTGGTGATCAGCGAATGGACCCGACGCAGGCTGCCGTTGCTCCGACGGGCGATCTGCCGGAAATCCGTGCCCTCCGGAGTGTTCGCCTGGGCGATCATCATGGCCTGGCCGAGCAGGAACTTCCGGCGCTCGTCGCCCTCGGGCGGCGTGATGCTGTTGTACTTGTCGCCGCAGCGGCTCCGGATCTCGGCAAACCCTACCGTCTTGAACTCGATGCCGCGCTCCAGCTTGGCCTTGAAGCCGTCGGCCCCCATCAGATACCACGAGCAGCAACCCTCCGTGCCGTTCCATGCGGCCTTGATCTCCAGGAACGCTTCATACACCAGGTCGCCCGCCTCGTCGAGGATGATCTGCGGATGGTCAAGCGTCCGCAGGTAAAACACAAGGTCGTCGTAGACGTCCGCATAACGGCTGACGGAGTTCAGACCGAACTCGCGGGCGATGAAGCGCACCAGCCGCTGCTTGGTCTTCACCTGCGAGCAGTCCACGTAGACGACGTTCTTGTGCGTTTTGGCGTGGTATTGTGCGGCGACCGTCTTGCCGATGTTCGGAATATCGCAGAACATGCCCGAAAGGCTCTTTGCGCGGCACAGTTCCAGTTGCGAAGTGAGGTATTCGAAAGTCGGCGTCTTGACGATCTTCCACTCCGCGCCGTCGTCGAGGCTCACGCCCAGCCGCCGGGCGATGGACATCCATTTCGCGTCGCTCAGCTTCTGTTCGGTGTTGCCTTTCTTGATCTCGCTGTAAACTGAGGTCGAAATGCCCAGGGCGACGGCGTGTTTGGCGTCCGTGGCGTAATTCTGCCTGTTGCCGGATATGGCCAGCACGATGCGGGTTTTAATGTCGTTCGAAATCATATCTCAACGTGTTTTATTATCGTTCTAAAGCTCATGTTTTGCCAGCGCCGCGTAGTCGATGCCGAAATCGAATCCCTCCGCCTCCTCCGGCGGTGCGGCAGGGGCCGCTTCGACGATCTCCGGCTCCTCATGGGTCGGAACATCACCGGGCAGGAGCCGCACCTTGCAGATCTTCTCCCGAGCCATCATGGCGTCGAACTGCGCGTTGTATTTCGCCTGCTCGGCGTAGGCTTCACGGTCCCGCTCCGTCTGCTCGGCCGTGGCCTCGTTATAGGCTTCGATACGGCGGCAGGTGGCGATATAGGCCCCGTGCTGGTAAATATACACCTCCGGGACATTGCCCTGCTCGTCGGGCAGATAATAGGCCTCGACGGTGTAGTCGTTCGGCGCGAGCCGTCCGATCAACTCCGGCGAGGGCAGCGCATAATCTTCGTAATGGACCCGGCAGTACTTGCTGCGCCGGATCGACGTGCGCACCTCCTCGCCGATGAAGCGGTAGAGCAGCGCCTTGTCCACGGGCGCGAGATCCGGATTCTGGTAGCGGCAGAGCACCTCCCAGCGCGTCAGCCCCGGGTAGAGCTTCTGGTTCGGATGCAATGCGTTATTGTATTCGTGGATGGCCCGGATGTCGTCGGCCACGAGCTGCTCGTAGGTATAGGTCGCCTCCTTGTAGGTGTTGTTGAACTCGTCATAGACCTTTTCCTCTTTCGGGCGGTTGGCTTCCAGGCGGGCGTACCAGCGGCCGATGCCGACCTGCGAGCGCTTCTCCACGCCGTACTTCTTCACCCGGTTGAAGTGCTCGGCCCGTTTCTCCTGCGAGTTACCGGGGTTGCACCACCGCACGAAGGGGAACACCACGCCCGCGCGGATCAGCCCGTCGGCGAAGTTGTTCACGAGGTGGTGTTCGACCTCCACCTCGGCCGGGCAGTTCCAGCCCTGGTGGTCGATCAGCCGGAACATGTTCCGCACGCAGTCGATGAACAGGTCGGCCGTTTTGAGGCGGTTGTAGGCGTAACCAACGACGCAGCCGCTCGCCACGTCGTAGGCATAATAGGCTTTGACACGGTTTCCGTCGGCCATCTTGCGCGGCAGGTCGCGGTCGTCGAGCGAAATCTTCGAGAACGCCCAGACCGGGGCCTTGCGCTTGTGGTGTGGACGGTAGCGGTTGTTGAAGTCCCACGCACTGTCGTGCAGTTTCGACCGTAGGGCGCGGTTCTTCGGGTTGTTCAGGTAATTGGCGACGGTCGTTTCGCTCAAAGCGATCGGCTCGCCCTCTTTGTCCGTGAACTCTTCCGGGTCGAATAGTTCCCCGGTTTCCGGGTCGTACACGTTCAGCTCGCCGCAGACGAACTGATTGTACATCTCGGCCACCGTCGTATTGAAGGGACGCTCCGGCAGGCTGTCCAGCGAAAGGATCAGCCGCTCGATCTTGTAGTTCACCTTACGGGAGTTCTGATTTTGGAACCGACCGGAAATAAGGCAGGCATATCCTTCCCGTTTGAACTGGGCGACCTTCTTGCGAAAACGGAGCATGCTTTCGGGCAGCGTGTGGCCGAACTCCCGTTTGAAATAGGTAATGGTTTCGGCCATTGAGTCCCATCCGATACGGCCGACACGTCGCAGGGGCTCGGCCGCCGCCATCAGTTCGACAGCC